ATTAGTAGAACCTGTAGTGTTTTTTGTTAAAGCAAAACCACCTACTGCTGTATTATTGTCACCCGTTGTAAGGTCATCAAAAACTTCAAAACCTAAACCTGTGTTAAGAGAAGCAGCATTTAAAGTACCTGTACCACCATCATTACTAATAAGAATACTATTAGCAAAGTTAGTGATATTAGAAGATATACCTACGCCATTAATAGTTCCTGTTACTGCTGCGTCTCCACCTATAGCAACATCATCTGTTACTGTTAGATCATCTTGTACTTTAAGATCTACTACGCTAAGACTAGCAAAAGCGTCAACTACTTTAGCGCCACTTCCTGCTCCGTCTAAATAAACTGCTTTTGTATCTCCCGGGGGAATAGTTATTGTCGCTCCGGATCCTTGTTTGATAATTATGTTTTGTGAACCACTTGTACCATTTTCGATAAAGTGCATTCTGCTAAGAGTATTAGGTGCAATAGTAATAGTACAAGCAGAATCCAGTGTGCCTGTGTATTCAAGATACATGGCCCTTCCAGGATCACTAGCTCCGTCTGCTACTGTAGTGGTGTGAGTATTAGCGTTAGTTGTTATGCCTTCGGTGCCATAACTTAAAGCCTCTCCAATCAGTTCTAAATTTGTGTTAGTAGACGTTCCCCAGGTTCCTGACTCATCCCCTGTGGCTATTTCTTTTAACCTTAAATCATTTACAAATGTTGCCATATCCTATGCTACCTCTTCCCAATTTGGAGTTTGTGTTTGATTTATGTTAGCATAATTTTTAGTTTGTGTATCATCTATCAATGACCAAACCAATACGCTACCAACAGACCCAATCGACTCAACCCCTATTACAGCTACGTTTGCTTCTGAATCTGTGGTAACTGTACCAAGAGATCCAGTTGCTGTATTTAGAGTAACTGATAAGTTATTATTTGTTATTAATGTTGCAGTGCCTAAAGCACTGGTGCCTACCGTTCCAGAACCTGTGAGAGTAACAATAGCTTCGCCATCTACCGCTACTGAAAGACTACCGACTGTTCCAACTGCTCCTGCTATAGAAGCAATTGCTTGTGCATTTACACCTGCAACGGGTGCGCCTGTAGTTCCTGCTGCTGGTGCAGTAAGGGTAACAGGTATAGTTCCTTCATCCCAACCTAGCTCACCAAAACCAGCTCGACCCCAACCACTTAGTAGCTGAGCCATTTTACGCTATTCTGATTATCGCTGTACTCGCTGCTGCTGCTGGAAAAACTATAGTAAAATCGCCAGATGTTGATGTTTTTTCGCCACCAAAATCAATAGTAGCAACAGATTTGTCACCATTAGTATCATTATAGATCATACAACCTCTAGCAGTAACAGTAGCTGTACCAAAGGTTAGATCTGCAAAATCAGTAAAACCTGTGGTGCCAGCACTTGTTGGTGCTACTTTTGTTAATGCAGCCCCACCAGAAGTATAGTTTGTGCCACTTGCTTGACCTGTAGTTGTAAATGCAGTTGTAGTTGCGCCTAAGGTTGCAGAGCTTGTATATAGTGCAAGTTTAAAGGCATTACCACCAGTTGCAAAATTATGTGTTGCTTCTAATAGTTCTTTTTTAAAACTTGTTGTTAATGTTGATGTAATCGCCATATTAAATCCTTTTTATTATATCTGCTAACTCTTGATCACCAGATTTAACAAAATCCTGTATCAGGGAAGCTTTATAAGATTTTAAAGCATTTTTTATATAAATCAAACAAACTTGGTAAATCAAATTTTGATAAGCTCTAGCTTGTTCTTTTATATGTGGTGAAGTATTGTCTGAATATCCTACAATTTTCTCTGTTAATCTTTCAGCCCAGAACTCTGGAGGGTGTCCTCCGAAGTTGGTTGTGGCTATTTCTACCAGTCCTAATTTTGGCATTCCCTCTGGCGTAATCTTATCTACCATTTTTTAGGCTCTACAGATTTTTGTAAATGTTCGTCATTACGGCCTATAAGAGTTGGCTTATGTTCATATTTTTTTATTTCTAATTCACTAATTCTAGAAACTTGTAAAGTATTTTCATTTTGCAAAACTACTAAAGGATCTGCAAGTCTATGATATCCGTATAGTTTTTGTTCTGCTGGAACATCTGTATCTAACAATCCACTACTAGCAGCTACTTCTACTTGTATATTATTAGAAACACATTTAGACAACCAAAACTCAACACAAGCCCTTCCGGATTCTGCAAAATGCAAATTACCTTTATAACTGAAATCTACACCAAATAATTTTATATTAGCTACCTCGTTCCATAATGCAAAAGCAACTGCATAAGCAACCGTATTATTTAAATAATAACAATTAGTATCAACAATTATTTCTTTTATAGGGTACTCAACTAAACCAGGGCATCTATCATCTAACTGACATGTGTATATAGGCCCTTTATGCTCTTGTAATACTTTAGCCATACTACTAGTTTGGCCACCAGCATCATCACCTTCTAAGAATCTAGATGGGGGATCCATCATAAATACTCTATCATGGAAGATTACATCTGCTACAGCATTTATTGCCCAGACTTCATCAAAATGAACTCCATGAGATTTAGCTAAATTATAATCAAACCAACTTTTACCTAGCCCAACTATGGCTATTGATTTACCTTTAAGACCTGCAATTTTTTCCATGTATTTTTTAAGATACCGTTGTCCTCAAAGAATCATGACGGTATTCATCTCTCCTTCCGCGAGCTTCTGCAAGATTTTTTAATCTTGTGATTTCAAGTAGAAATCTTTGCTCGTATTGTTGTTGTATATCGGGCTCACCCTTTAAAAATATATTAGCTTCTACTAATGTTCCATATAGTAATGCATTTCTAGCATTTTGTGAAATCCAAGTCCCAGTGGTATCTGTTACTATTGAATTTGGTTTGAATAAGTAGTGCAATTCAACAGAATAATCAGCATCTGGCACAGGACTTACAATCAATGTAGATCCATTATTTCCTGCTGTAGATAGTTCTTTATCAAAATCTGCGTAATACAATGGCCTAGCTCGTTCACTAATTGCTGTAGGATCAACTGAAAATTCACGCATGAAAGATGTATGTTTTTTATCTAAATAGTGATAATCACCATCTCCATCTATAACTGCAACTGAAAAACTCATCTGAAAATCAGAAGGAGCTGTTAAGTAAGTGTTGCCTATCGTTAAGTTACCAGTAACGTTTTTACGAAAGTAATCAAACTGTATTAGTTCAAAAATCCTTTCTTCTGCATTTTTAATAAAATCATCAACAGTAGCAACAAATGTAGTTTCTTCATTCTCTACATAGTTTTTAATTAATGTTTTTAATTCAGCTAATGTCATAATGTAGTAATTGTAACTGTCCCTAATGATCCTGTCATCTTAGGAGTCGTAAAATTTGTTGGTAATGTTGAAGGATTCATAAAGTTTGATTTAAAAATAGAGGAACTTACAACAACAACAAAACCCTCTCCTTCTTCTTTATCGTTGTTTGGTCTTGGTTTATATAAAGCCTCAGGATCTGCTTTTGCTGTTAAAGGTTTTAGCTGTGGATGTTTAGGTTCAAAACAATCAGAACATACTTTAGCACCATTCCATTCTTCTTTTAATTCAGTAAACTTATATTCAAAGGCACATCTATCGCATAAAGCTTTTGCAAATTTTCCAGAGGCATAGGCCATCTTATCTCATCCTAATATCAGGTCTTACTCTAAATGATGCTCTATCTTCATCTTGGTCTGCTGCTCTAAGAAATTCTTCTTCGTATATAGCTTTTAATTGAGGAGTAAGTTGTGGATTCTTTTTTAAAGATATGTAATAAGCCAATCCTGCAACAAAACAAGGATAAAATCTAAATGGCATATCCATAGTATTGTTAGCTTTGTCTGCGTCATCCATTCGTACTATTTTATTAAAAACTAGAACATCTGTACTGTTTTCTGGTGCGGGCCATATTTTTAAAACTGGTGTAGTTAGCTTGTCAAGAAAGAATTGTGATGGCCTGGCTTTGGTTGTTTTATTTGGTATGTTTGTATATGCAGATCTACTAATTCTATTGATGCTTGTGTCAGTTTGCACTCCATTAATTGTTCTACGTACCACTACATCTAAAACATCAATTACATTTTTATTTAAAGGATAATCAGTTGTGCTTTCAGTAACTGTTTGTGTAGCTTGTTCTATTGTCCATTGATTAAGACCTCTATTAGCCCATTCAGCAAGCATAATGTTTACGCTTCTAATTGCACTTTTTAAATCGTATCCTGTTCTTAATTCAAGCCCACATCTTTCATAAGCTTCTTCTATAAACTCAGTTACATTAGGTTCAAAATTTGTACTGCCTGATAATGACATTATTTTTTCTTAACTCTTTTTATAGTTTTTTCTAATCTTTTTGCTTGGTTAGCATGTAGCCTAGATGCATTTTTTAACTCTTTAATCATCTTAACTGTTTGCGTTTTTGTAAGTTCTGCCATATTAATCTTCCTCTTGAGCGTATAGATTGTTAAATGTTACATTAGGATCCATATAGCTCTCATGTTGTTCTGCTGAATGTGTCCATTGCGAAGGCATAAAGTCTGGCGCTCCTTCACCTACACGCCATAAAGCAGGATTTGTTGCCCTTACTCTATTATTGGGTAAGGCTACAAAGTTACCAGTATATTCGCCAGCGTCTGTTAAATATAACACATGTGATTGCTTATGTTGAGCAGGATCATCTGCTATTGAGTTATCGGTGTAATCTACAGTAAACAAGTATTTGCCTGTATGAAATTCTCCACCTATTTTACACATCCAAGGAGATGAGCTAACCCTATCTAAAACTACAACAGAATGTTCGTGACTTAAACAGTCCCAAGGTTGAGCTAAATGGTCTTCCATAGGCTCTGGCCATTCTTCTAGAGGTATGTCTGCTACTAAAGCTTGAATAGGCATTCTAGCCCACATAGCGCCGCCATGAACGTTTTGCGCATCTTCTTCATCGTCTATTTCACATCCAGTAAATACTACTTGGAATGATAAAGACCTGTCTGGCAATGTATTGACAGCTATAACAAGAGCATGTAAATACTCTCCATGATATTTGCTATGGTTAGCTGTAAACTCTTTTCTGACCCAGCATTTGAACTGCGGGATATTTGAAATTAAATATGACAAAACACTCTCTCCTTTGTTTTTGTAAAAAAATTATTATACTTTTCCGCCTTTAGCCATATATTTAGTGCCTTTCATAGCGCCGCCTTTAGCCATGTATTTAGTACCCTTCATAGCTCCACCTTTGGCCATGTATTTAGTACCTTTAGCTGCGCCGCCTTTGGACATATACTTAGTTCCTTTTGCTGCTCCGCCCTTAGACATGTACTTAGTTCCTTTTACAGAACCACCCATTGCGTATCCTTTTGTTCTTTTAAACATTATTTTGCCTCTTTTTTAACAACTTTCTTTTTAGCTGGAGCTTTTTTCTTAGCTGGCTTTAAATTTGCTGCTTGATGATAACTTTTTCTACTGCCCATAATATTCTCCTTTAAGATATGGTTGTGACTTTTCTTTTAGGTGACATAACTTTACCACAGCCTCTAGCTATAAAACCACCATTTTTCTTTTTGACTCTATTTTGTGCAACCATTGATCTTTCTATAGCGGCACCTCTTTTTTTCTCGTAGGACGATAATTTACCATCTTTATTAAGATCTGCTTTATTTTTATTCATAGGCCCTCCTAGACTCATTGAAACTTTTGCTTTTTTTGTATTAGCGACCACAGTTTGACCTCTGCTACCTGCTTCTTTTTTCTTAATTGCTGTTGCTTTACGTTCTGATTGCGACAGACTGTTTGCTTTAGATGCTGGCAAACAACGATCAGGATTTTTTTTGTCCTTACTTGTACCGCAATCACCTTTGATAGATCCATCTGACCCTATACGTTTCCAATTTTGACCTTTCCAATCAGCAAGTTGTCCCATTATCTTTGTCTCGCCTTCATAACAATACCTTGACCTCTTATAACTGGGCCACCATTAGCTTTTTTTGTTCTTTTAGATTTCTTAGCATAGTTAGGATCTTTGCAATACTTAGATGCGGCCATGTTGGCATAAGCTGAAGGATATGTATCAAAAGTTCTTTTAGCCCAAGCTTTACCAGAAGGACAAATTTTTCCGCCACTTTTTGATTTAGTCATTTAACAATCCCAATCTCTTCTAGCCCAATAATTAGCACTACATTTGTCTGTAGTACCACCCATACCGCCACTTCTAGCACAATATGATTTCTTTCTAGATTTAGTGTTTTTGTGCATACCTAAATTAGCATCACCAAAAGCTATTCTTTTAACTTTACCGCCATCACTACTACAACCTTTAACAAAAACTTCTTTGCGTTTCTTGCCATATCCAGGGTTACCTTTTGAGATAGCCCTAGGTCTGTTAAGCGTTACTGTCTTGCCTTTGTATTCTGCCATCTTTATGCATGAAAAGCAGTCAATGATGAAAATGTAGCAGTTGTATAATTAATATATATACCGTTACTAAAAAGCAATCCATTATCCGGAATAGTAATATCTCTAGTTACTGTAGCAGATGCTACAGATCCTAGTTTAAAAGAACTTGTACCGTTTGGAGAGGTGTTTACAAAATCTACATTTCCTGCCGTTCCAGAGCAAACCAAATTTACTCCTTGTAATCTGGATCTACCTGCAAAAATAACGTCTGCAACTGCTGTATTTATACCTGCGCTAACATCACCTGCTGGATCACCAACTGCTGTTATTGAGGCTATTGTTCTAAAATATTTAGTTCCAGTAGCTGTACCAGCATTTGCACCTGTAATGGATTCTGTTTGAGAGTCTCCATTAACATCGGTGCCGACTACAGTAAAAGAAATAGCTGCATCATTGCCAGCAGAAAGGATCGTTACAATCCTTCCGCCAACATTAGTGACAGAGCCACCGTCAGCTAACGCACCACCTATAGTAAGTGCTGCGTTATTTCCAACTGCTGCTGCCACTGATATTCCATTTGCATCTAAGACTTGAGCGTCAGCAATTATAAACCTACCCAGTACATCTGAGCCTGTTAATCTACCTGCCATAAGTTACCCCTTATTCAAATATAGTTCTGTTAATAGCCTGCCAATGCACATCAATTGCTTCGGCTGCTGCTGCACCAGCTTCTATACCAATATAAGGTATAAGGTCAACATTATCAGTTAAAGCACCAGATAGAACTGCTGCTGCACCTTCTGCTACCGCAGATACTGCTGTTCCACCTGTAGAACCAGCTGTAGTAGTAATGTCGTACTGTACGCCATCAACAAAGATTGTTGCTTTTCTATCGCTATTAATAACAATTTTAAGATGGTAGATAGTATTAGCAGCTACCGTTATAGGTAGTGCAGAAATAAAATCAGTTCCACCAACTGAATGAACAAAATGCAATAAAGTAAAATCAGTAAACGCTTCTGAGTTAGTCGCGTCAGTCTGGAATTTAAAATACGCTTGATCTGCGTCAGTTGCTATTAATTGGTCATTAGTTAATTTAAGACCTGCCCAAAACTTTTGGTTATCAATAGCGTTAGGATTAATAGAACATTCCCATTCTGTTTGGTTTTCAGTACCCCAAAGAGTATCTGACCAAGCTACAGGATTCGCTAAGTTAGGAGCAAGAATTGATTGGTCTTGATCTGCACCAGCCGTTGTCATAATAAACCCACCTGCTGTTGCATTTCTAGTAACTAAAGCAGAAGTCATGTTAGTTCCTAGGACTTCAAAATTTGGATTAGCAATGCTTCCAAAACTTTGTAGTTTAGGTATTGTCCTTACTGTTAAAGTCGCTGAAGCTAAATCAATTGCACCACCAGTAAAGTTACCTAAAGATACTGTTACAACATTTGCTGCTGTTACTGTAGCTGTAAGAGTAAGGTCTGCTGTGTCTACGCTTAAAGAAGCCATAGCAAAGTCACCTAAAGCGGCTCCTAATACTGCTACAACT